AAATTCTTGATATAGTTATATCGGATTGATTTTGACCTGAACCTGTGCGTATAACTTGGTCTAATAGGTCAATAGTATCAACAGGCAGTGTGTATGTTGCTACCCCTGTGCTAAGAACAATTTGTCCTTGCTCTACAGTCCAAAGATTTATACCTTTTGATGCCCATTCTATCAACAGTAGATTGAGAGACCGTCTGGCTGTTTTAAAATCGTAGCCCGATCTCAATTCTGAACCGCATCTTTCAAAAGCGTCCTCGATAATTTCACTAAGGTCAAGATTAAATAGTGCGGTTCCAGTAGTGGTCATTTTTTAGCTCTTTTGTTTTTGGTAAGAGGAGGGAAGCTTTTTATCACTCCCCCTTTCTTGTACTCATCTACAGAATTAGGATCATCCTTACGAATGATCTTTTTACCTTTAGGCATTTTGCTTGGGTTAATATCGCCCATACCCCGTGAAGCTTTCATTAGACAAAACGACCACGAGTTTTACCACGTTGAGCACAGCCATCAGCTCTAGATGAAGCTGAAGACTTAACAGAGCCGCCTGATTTATAACACGAAGTTTTAGTTTTAGCTTTAACAGATCCGCCTTTTTTCATACCTTCATTATCTTTAAAAGCGCCTTTTTTTGCAAAATAGTCTCTATTTGCGTCAATTCGTTTTTGTCTATCAGCATCTTCAGTATTTGGAACCAATGCTTTAGTTATGCGTCTAGCTTGTTCTGCATCACTTAAATTAGTATCATACTTAGGTGTTGATTTTTTAGCAGGAACTAATGCTTTAGTTATGCGTCTAGCTTGTTCTGCATCACTTAAATTAGTATCATACTTAGGTGTTGATTTTTTAGAAGCTGCTACAGATTCGCCAGCAAGGATATCATTCTCTTCATCAGATACAGTGGGCATATCTTCCCATTTAATCTTTGGATCACTTGGTTTATTGTAATATTTAGTAGCCATTATACAAATTTCCCTTTAGTTTTACCTTTAGTAGCACAGCCATCAGCAGCTTTTACAAATCCGCCAGCTCTATAACATTTGCCGCCAGCTTTCATCTTTTTGGTATCTTCCATCTTCTCACCTTTAGCATATTGCATAGGAGTGATTTTACCAGATTTAATAGCTTTAGCTTCTTTAAGCTCTTCGCCTTTAGTATCTTTACCTTTAAACAGTTTCTTTAGATCGGGTTTTTTAGCCATTTTACCGCCCTCGTTAAATTTTTTGCCTTTGTCGGCTTGATTAAATTCTTTAGCTACTTTTGCAGGGATACCAACTTTTTTAGCAAAGGCTGGGTTATGCGCGGCAGCTGCCATTAGATTTCTTTGAGCTTTTGATTTACTTGGCACCGCAGTTCCACCTTTTTAGTGATGCGGCTTTACGTGTAGGTTTACCGTTCTCATCTTTCATAGGTCCCGGCATACCTGACATTCTGGCGCAAAATGATTTCTTTCTTGGCCCCCCTTGTGGTTGTGGGGCTTTAAGATTAGATCCTGTAGCTGCATTATATTTGGCTCTACCTTTTGCGGTCAAACCTGCACCTTGAGAGACCGGGAGTTTTTCACCTCTACCAACAGCTAAATTTGGAGCTTTTTTAGTAGCCATAATTTTAGTTCTTTATTACGTCAAATAACCAAGAAGCCGCTGCACCAACTGTTGCGCCAACTCCACCAATCATCATAAACATACGCCATCCACCTTTAGCTTCAGATAAGGTTTTACTGATTTCTTTTATGGTTTCTTTTATCTCATCCATATCTTTAATCATTTTATCCATGTCATTCTGCAAATGTCGTATATCCGCACTGTGGGTGGCAAGCTCTCTCACCGTTTGTATTGCTGGGTCTGAGGATCTTTGATGTTCCATAACTTAGCCATACACAACAGTAACACCTAACGGCACTGTAGTAGTAGGTGTGTACCAAATACCATTCTCAAACAAAATCCCTTCACCCGGCATTAACACATTTGTTACGTTTGAATTAGCACCTGTATCACATACAAGCTTACTAAGACCTACTGCAGCATTAGCAGGAGTTGCACCATCAGAAAAAGTAGCAGTACCTGCACCTGCACCACCTGCGATAATAACGCTTTTTAACCTAACTCGTCCCGGCACCAACGATACAGCCGTGCCTGAAACTGCAGCACTGGAGTGTATCGATTTGACGTCTGTTTGCATACTCATAATTAATCTCCTATATGTAAAAAGTTAAGGGCTGTATTATGCATTATCGTTTAAGGCCGAGGTCGATCAACTCTGGCCCCCTTAAATTAATTATTAAGCTGAAATAGGAGCTTCAGCACCAGTAGATGATTTTTGAGCATATGTAACAGTAACCCATGCAGCGCCAGTTACAGCAGAGCCAGCAGTAGTAGCTACGATAGCAACATCAGTAGTACCGATGTTTATGAACTGAAGCCATTGTTTAGTAGCTGAAGTATCGTCACGACCAGCAGTTGTAATAGTAGTAGAAGTAACGAATTTGTTAGCAGTAGTACCGTCACCAATAACAAGAGTAGTAGCTGAGTTGAATACAGTAGTTGTGTCTACTTGTATGTCAATGATTTGAGAGCCCGCAGGGAGAACCGCAACAGTAGTAGTGCCCGCAGTAGCTGGAAGAGCTGCCGCTTGTAATAAAACAACAACACCTGTGTTATCAATATAACCCGGAACGGTGCCAGTAGTATCTTTAACAGTACCTGTACGGACTGGGCCTGAAAATGTAGTAAATGCCATTTTAGTTTCCTTCATAGAAAGTCTAAGCCTAGTAGTCTTCTATGCGTCAGCGGGGGCTGTCTACTAAGCCGGATTATTCCCCGGTATGTTGTACTTATACTCCACTTTATTTAGTCTTGCAAGTTTATTTTATTTGATTTTTTGCTATTCTCTTCACGAGTTATAACTGCTAAATTCCAAGGTACATGTAGCCCGCTAACAAACTCACCACGGAGCGGTACAATATGGTCTACAGCATAGGGCACTCCAGTAACTTTACTGACTAGCATAGCATCTAAGTAGAACTGTTTAATTTGTGCTTTATGCTCTTGTGTGAGCCATTTGGGTGTGGCTTGTTTGTGCTTTGTTCTACGGTGTTTATTATCAGCTTTTACTAGCTCAGGGTTATTTTTTTGCCAAGCTCTTCTATACTGCATTATAGCTTCTGGTTTTCTACTTTGGGCTCTTAATTTTACCAATTCTTTATTATTTTCATAATATTTCTTACCTGCTTTTTTACTAGCTTCTGATTTTGGTAATAATGCACGTTTTGCATTAGTTTCTTCCCATTCTATTTTTTGACACTCAACACATGTACCTTTAGTTTTACGTAGAGCTATGTGACCGTGTTTACATGGAAGCCCTGTAAAATAGTGAGTTGCTTTAGTTTCTTGAGCTTCTTTACGGGTTGTTGGGTATTGGCTGTACATGATATTATCCTGTTTTGGTTTCATTACAGGTAATATTATATATACTTTTTTAAAAATAGCAAACATAAAAAAGGCCCACCGAAGTGAGCCTTAATTTAGTTGGAGCCCTTTATTATCAAGCGCCGGTCGATCCGTACATACTCAGGGGATCACTCCAGCCAAAGCTGTAACGCTCTCTTGAACGGTATCTTACGTTTCCGGTGTCGAAATCACCGCTCATGTCATTAGTAATGGGAGCACGAACAAAGTGCTTCATACCATTTGGCACGTCAGTAGTTAAGAACCAAGCATTGCTGTCAGTCAAGAAGTGGTTGATAGCATAACCTTGTGGAATAGAACCGTTGTTTTTCAATGCGTTGATATCATTGTCAGCAGTTCCTACACGTTGTTCAGTTTCCAACAAACGAGTTGCAACGAATTGCAATGCAGGTGGAACGATCAACTTTTTAGGTTTAGCAGCAATCAACAGACCACGCTCATCAGTCCATGCAGCGATTTGAATAACAGCCGCTTCCAAAGAAGTTTCGTTTAAATCAGCAGGAGTTGAAGGAATGTTACTGTTAGTACCACCAGAAACTAATGGGTGAGCAGATGAGAACAAAGATACGCCGTCACCACCAACATAGCTAGAAGAGAAGCCGTTGTTTAATACAGCAGCTGCTTTAACTTGTTTAGTGTAAGACATAGCACGAGCCAAACCTTTAGTGTAACGAGCAGACAAAGAGTCATACAAGTTATCTTCAATAGCTTCTTCAGTTAATGAGAAGCCTAAAGCAATAGTTTCGTGGTTGTAGCGTGAAGTCCAAGCTTCTTGAGCATTGTCATAAGCGATGGCCGAACCTTCGTTTTTAACAGGAGCTGCAGAGAAACCAGACAGTTTTGTTTCTTCTTCAAATGAACGCTCAGAAGACTCAGTTTCATAAATTTCTTTATGTTCTTCGCCGTAACGAGCATATTCCAAACCAAACAGAGCGTTAAGACCCGGTAATAGTTCTTTTAATAGTTGTGCACGTGAAATAGCCATATATTATTGCTCCTTAAGCGCCGTAATATGAATGAATACCGAAGTTAATTTTAACCAACACTTCTGGGTATTGGACAATAACTAAGGTAGCAGAAGCTGGGATAGTTACACCAGACGCTGCGTTCATAACAAGAGAAGTTGCACCCACAGCATAGTTAGCTGTTAAGAATGAACCAGTTTGTACTAATTGACCATTAGCAGCTATAAAGTTAACTTCAGAACCAATTACTAATGGAGAAGTTAAAGCTGGTACAGTAATAGTAGCAGATGTAGTTGAAGTGCTTGGAACAGCAGTAGATATAGCTGTTTCTTTAACAGTATCAATAACACGGTACACTAAACCAGTACTAGGAGTTGCAGATGGAGTAACAGCACCTACAGTAGAGTTACCTGTATTTACGTTAGCAGCAGCATCAGCACCAGCTACGTTTAAGCCAACTAAAGCTTGTGAACCAGAAGTAACAGTACCACCAGCTGCAGATAACATAACAACTTTAAAGATAGTATCTGGGTCATCAGTAACAATAGCAACAGCGTCACCAGCCAAAGTACCAGCAGGCCAGTATTGAGCAAATTGTTTTTGCTTAGTAGTAGGGTTGGTATAAGAACAGCCCAAGAAAATACCAGTGATTTGTTTACCAGTAGTTGCAGCAGCAATAGTAGGTCTAATAATAGTACCAGACGCAATTACAACTGGGTCTCCATAACCAATGTTGACGTTATAGCCATATTGAATAGGGATGTTGCGAGTGGAGCCAGCAAAAACCTGACCTCCAATCAAATTTATGGGTTTTAAGCCATATGGTGCACTTACAGTAGGGTAAGCCATTTAAACCTCCAAAAAGAGAATATTATTGTCTGCCAAAGGATGTTGTAGATTTTCGCTCATTAAATAACGGCATTCTTGGATCGCTTTGACGCATCAAATTATTATCTACTGCTTCTGTTTGCGCCTGAGTTTGTTTATTAAAGTGTTCATTACGTTGCTCAATAAACTCAACAGGTGTCTTACATAACAATAAACCGCCAATCTCTATGTTGTCTCTAAAACGACTTTCGGGATCGACTAACAGTTGCATTTTTGGTTGTTCCGAAACACTAACAGGTTCCCAACCTTCTCTCAGTTTTGCTGACAAGTTTCTTGGGTCAGCCGCATTTAGCGTTGACGTTCTAATCCATCTGTACGCGTAACCCGGTTGCTTATCCGGTTCAGGAAGAAGCTCAGCTGGCGCCCACTGCTTAGGACGGGCTGAAGTGTCACGTGTTTGGGTATCTCTGTTCAATCTATTTTCGGCCATGTTAGGCTCCTAATTTGGTTAGTTCACGGGCGTATTGTTCATTAGTTAATCCAAATTTCTTGGCTAATGCTACTTGTGTCTTGCTGAGCGTCACCTTTTTAGGGGCGGTGCTTCTTTTTGCAGGAGCTACTACCGTGCTAAGTTTTGATGTACGCTGAGCTTTAGGCTCATCGTTTTGATCGCTAAATTCTTCTGGGAATCTGCGTTG